TTATTTCGAGTATTCAATACTTAAGTTTGGAATGCCGTTGGACACCCGGATCATCTCACGGAATGTGTACACGTACATATCGCCTAAGTTTCCTTTATTTTCGATGTCATATGCCGAATCGTCGGCGAGCTCGATAATGGCTTTCCCCCTTATTCTTAATTTGTTTTTGACCAGCAAAAAGGTAAACCGGGCGCTCCATGCAAACTTTATATTTTTTTCTTTCGTCTGAATCATGCCCAAATCCGCGTTCATATTGTCAACTTCGTAACCCTTGTCGATGATATGGGTCACCAATTCCGCCAAGTGTTCTTTTTGTGATCGAGTGCTATCCAAAGTGAGGACAATGGTTTTTGTTCCTCTTGGAATTTTGGATACCTGCGATTTAAGTTCTTTGTCGGATTGTGCGTGACAGGTCAAAGAGACCAGTGAGATGACAACAACAAAAAAAGTTTTCATTAATAATCGGGTTCAGTTTGAGTTTGAGCCCGAACATAACCTATTTCTATCGGCCGATCAAATATTTGTATCCGCTTGACTGGGTGATTTTATTGAATAAGTGTCGTTTCTATCCCTTGTTAAATTCTGTTTTTTTTTCTTGGGTAGCGAGTCAGGGCCTCTATTTCATATATTTCTAAAATGTCTTCCGTAGAAATGGTTAAATCTGGGTACACTTTTCTGTCGGCATTTGCTGCTTCTAACACAAGATTCCCTTGCCGGTCGATGGTCTGTACTTTTCTAAAATAAACTTCCGATTTACTTACTACGATAACTTCTCTGACCTGCAACAGACTTATTGTCCTTTTTCGCCATTCTACGCGCCTTCCCGTAACGACATCTCCCTCACGTATCCCTAACCCTTCCTCAGAATTCAAAGCATTATCATGGGCTACAAATGACCTGTAAACTCCAAATTTAAACGAATCGAGGGTAATAGAATGCCGGTCGAACAGGTCTATTTCACTGATGTCGTCCCACATCTCAATATAATACTGAAATTCTTGATCTCTTAGGGGCGGGATATATGGAGTGGTGATTAGATACCTGGAAGCGAATGGGCCATAATCACGAATTTCGGTTGATTGGTCTTTCTGTATTAAGTCAGCCGCTCTTGCCAGGTCATTAGACAATTGCTCGCTAGTTAAGATTGAGTCAGCTTGTAAGTCAAATATTCTAGCGCGCTCTAGTAGATTCTCCATATTTTGAGGCGTTTCTGCAATCGAGGGTAGCCCAATTCCAGTGAGTAGCCATTCGAGATTTATATCCTCAAAGACAAAAGACACCCGTCTGATGATCGAGTCTGACACTGGCGCATCTCCTGTAATGAATGCGGTGACTTGATCAGCGTCCAATTTCAGTACGTCTTCGCAAACATGTAAGTAAGGCAGTCCGATATGGTTTATGTATTGGGCGATTCTGTTCGCTACTCCCGATTTTATTCCCTCTGGACGATTGATAGCCCATGCGGCGTCGGGGTTTTCTGGCTTTGCCATTTCACCTTCGCCGGATATCAACCAGTTAAGGTTAATTTTTTCAGAAAATTCTGATTTTACGAAATTCTGAAAGAAGACGAATGACGGATTAACCTTTCCGTTTAGAAAGTCGTAGATGCTTTGGGCACGTGTGTATCCAAGTTTTCGGGCAAATTCCTGCGGTGAAATGACCTGATAATCAAGAATTTGTGCTAGTCTTTCAGAAAATGTTGAATTATTTTTCAGAGAATCTTGCATAATGCAGAATATTCGTATTTATATTTGTATCCAAGGTCGATTTGATACAAATATACAGAATATATTGTTTTGATCTCAATCTGCCTTATTAAACGGTGAAAGTAAGCAAAAACTAAACAGAAAATTCAGTATGAAAGGACTTGAGAATGAGAAAGCTTTTCCGATCCTAGTGAAGGAGGCGTTTTCAAAGATCAACGAATTTGCCGGCGGCAATTCCTTGTTTTATAGTAAATTTTTTAAATCAAGGGCTGTGGTATCTTCTTGGAAGTCTGGCAAAGTAAAACCGATGCCAGGCGACATTATTGAATTCATTTCCGTCTCAACGGAAGTTATTAGGGAATGTCAGGCTTTGCGATCAAAAGAAGAGGAGCGGCAGCATGAACTAATCAGTGAGTTTAATGCCTTAGTGTCTGCTTAAAATCTAAATTACCGACCTACGCTATAAGCTATAGATTTCCTCCGCCCAACTACCGACCAATGTCTAATATCCTCGACGAAATAATGGACCGCCTGAGCGGCTTCGATGTGAAGCTGGACCGCGCTATTGAATCCTCCCGAAATGAGCACGGACTCAACAAATTCGAGTACGTCCGCGCAGAGGAAGCTGCCTCTATGCTTGGGGTGTCACTGCCTACAATCAGGCTTTACACCGCCTCGAAAAAATTACGGCACTACAAACGAGGTCACTATGTGTATTACAAAATAGCCGACCTGAATGAGTTTGTTGAAAAAGGCCGAATTGAACCCAAAAAAGCATTTACTTAACCTTAACCGTTTTTATCTGAAATGGACACTTTACAACCTGGGGCACCTTCGCAAGTTGGTCCCGACAAGGAAAACGACCTCAATTATTGGAAACGGAAAGCGGGAGGGCTCGCTGACCAGGTAGCCTCCCTTACACGTGCAGCAAATGAAGCCACGCAGGCCGGCTTTAAGGCGAAGTGTTTCTTAGCTGAGTTAGGATACCATCAGGACATGGTTGCGTTCGAGCAGAATAGCCCGGACATTGAGGATTGGGAGGCCGCATGGCGCGAGCACTACGCAAAAAGGGTTCTGTATCCGCGTGAGTTACCCGCGGCTGTGCCTACTCGAAAATCTGATTTGGAAAAAATATGCCGCCGTTTCATTGGGCACGAGGGCGCCGGCGAAGCCACCAAAATACTGAACGAGTTGACAAGTGCGTACATGTACCAAGAGCTTCGCAACTCTAACCTTGTCGACGTGCCATCGTTGGAGGACTGCCTTGCCAAGGTTGATTATGCGCATACGCTGGTTAATTTCCTGGTCGACGTCTGCGACGAGCTGGAAGTAACGAGTTGTCAAATCGAATTCACCCAAGCTGCTGCATAATCGACGATCATGACACCAAAACAAAAAGCCATTGAAAGCGCCTACGGCGGAGCATGGGGTTGCGTAAAAGCGGTGACTTCGGACGGATGGGCATTGATAGTGCAATTTGGGAGGGCTTCGTCCAACAGGTGGGATGCTTTCGGTTTCTCCGAAGATGAGATTGAGACCAGAACCAATGGCCGAGACGTATATTGGAGGCCGGTTGAACTAAAAGGTTTAGAAAGTAACCATGGATGGCGCCGATTTGACGAGCATCTGCCTGCTAAGGATCAGTTCGTACACGTGTTGCAGTCGGGAAGGTTCTATGTCGGGAAAATCACAATATTCGAGTCTGAGAATAACTATTACCTCCGAACTTATTCCCATTGGATGCCCGTCGAAGAGATGCCCCTTCCAATTTATTGACTTTTAAAATCCTGTTTATCTTATCGACAATGAAAGCAAAATCATTCAGGTGGTTGCAGTTGATAACTGGCATCCACTACGTTCACCATATCCAATATTCTTGTGGATGGGTTCACAAATTGTACCCCTTTATCGGATATTTTCCTGGATACAAGAAGTTGTTCAGTCAACGCAAAGCGAAAGCCTGGAATCAGATTTGGCCCGAGGAATGCCACGATTCAACTTGGACCGGTATCTACTAACTCCCTTGCCTTCGCGCCGAAGCAGTTTTTCCAGGATTGCTCTACAAGTAATTAAAGTCATCTAATTCTTCTCCAATTATGCTATTATCTAAGTTGCCTCCCGGTTTGCGGGAGATGGCGCAGTGTCGCCAAATAGATTACCCAATGGGTAATCCGAAAGGGCCAATATCTCATCTCGGGTCCGCATTCGTTTGGGACTGGACGCCAGAAGGGTTTGATTTTTGGAGTAATATAGCCCTGGGCAACTATTCGGTTTACTGCGGGTGCAAAGTCACGAATTTGAAACTGAAAACAACGGTAACGCCATGAAGCCGTTCTATCCTTTACCTCAGGAAATTCCGCTGCTCTTAGAGGGAGTTCAGCGGGCCTTGGTTCGGCCGTTGAGCCAGCAGCCGCATGGCAGAATCAATCAGGTGCTTCAAAACGGAAAGCGGAAGGATATTTATCTGCTTGTCGATGCCGACAACTGGGATAACAACGTTTGTGAAAGTACGCCCTTCGATCAAGCCGGGACGATCCTGTGGTGCCGGGAAACATTCTCAGGTTACAAGCAAATCGGGGGTAGGTACGTCCGTGAGAAACTTCACTTTAAGGCGACGGAGCCTGATTTGCCGGTCAGTCGCTGGCTTTTGCCTGTCATGATGCCGATTTATGTTAGTCGACTTTGGCTCGAAGTATTAGAGATTAAAGTATGCCGGCTAATGGATCTGACGCATGAAGAAATGTACGAGTCGGGAGTCCGTATAGCGGACTCGTACAGTCGCGGGATGGCCACGGATGAAGGCAGTGTGGAGGCTTTTAATTGTGGCGATGGCATCAGGCGTGTATTCTACGAGATATACGACGAGAGATTCGGAAAGAGGGAAATATCGAACCCTTGGATTTGGTATGCTGCGATCAAGAAAGTAGACGCTCCTTCGTAGCTGGCCCAAAGACACCTCTTCATTCAACTTTTCAATCAAACAAAATGGATTTATTAGATATTGCCATAGGCAAACACCTGAATACAAAAACTTGGCAGAATAAGCAGGTGAGCGTCGAGACTTTGGCAAAAATGTGCTCTACGCCAGTCGTAACGAACGAAACGTATGCTGCATACTTGAAGATGCCAAAAGAGGAACAGGACAGGCTCAAAGCTGTCGGCAGTTTTTTTGGTGGGTATTTGCCCAACGGGGTCAGGAAGAAAACGAATGTTTTGCATAGGTCGATTATTACGACGGATTTAGACTTCGCTGACCTTCGATTCATCGAAGATTATGAGATGCTATTCGGATACGAGGCTATAATTTACTCGACGAGAAAGCATTCATCAGAAAAGCCTCGGTTTAGGCTTATTCTTATTCCTGACAGAGACATCCCGCCTGACGAATATGAGCCTGCGGCGCGTAAAACCGGTGAAATGTTTGGTATTGAGCAGTGCGATCATACTTCTTTCAGGGTGACCCAGTTTATGCACTTGCCGTCAACCAGCAAGGACGGGGAATTTATATTTAAATACATTCCTGGACCGAGAATATGCGTCGATGAGGTTCTCGGTATGTATAGGAATTGGAGAGACCAGAGCGAATGGCCCGTCACAAGCAGGGAAACCAAACAGATCAAGGACGCTGCATTCAGGAAGCAAACTCAGCAGGACCCGCGTGAAAAAGCCGGCTTAATTGGGCTCTTTTGTCAGGCTTATCCCACTGTGGCGGATGTCATTTATGAGTACCTGCCTGATGTATATGAAGAAACAGATATGCAGGGAAGATGGACCTATAGGGCTGGCAGCGGGCATGCCGGAGCTGTTGAATATACTGAGGGCCTATTCCTTTACAGTAACCACCTGACAGACCCCGCGTATGGCAAGCTTTGTAATGTGTTGGATTTGGTTCGAATTCACCTGTACGAGTCGATGGATGCCAATGTATCCGAGGATACCCCGATTAATAAAAAGCCTTCGTTCCTTGCAATGCTGGACCTTATAAGGAACGATCCCAAGGTGAAGGCGTTGAATGCCGCGGCAAAGTTTGCGGAGGCGGGGGTTGACTTCGGGCAGCTAGAAAGCGGGGAGGAATTGGCCTGGATATCCAAAGCAGAATTCGATACCAAAGGTAGATTTATCACCTCGCCCCATAACATCGAGCTCATTCTTAGGTCAGATCCAGCATTGAAAGGGCGTTTTAAATTCAATGAGTTTTCAGAGCACATTAATATACAAGGCCCAGTCCCTTGGGACTCAGTGCCGGGAATCCGTCAAATAGCTGATAATGATGTTAAGGGGCTTCGAAACTATTTGGGGAAAAACCCTTACAATATTAAGCGAAGCCCCATAATCGATGATACCTATCCGTTGATAGCAAAAGAGAATCAGTTTCATCCAATCAGGGAGTATTTAGTAGGCCTACAATGGGATGGCATCGCGCGTGTAGACACGTTGTTAACCGACTACTTAGGCGCCGAAGATACGCCACTTGCACGCGCATTCATACGTAAGACTTTATGCGCGGCGGTGACGAGGGTTTTCCGGCCAGGGGCTAAATTTGACTACATTTTGACTTTGATAAGCACGGAAGGAACCAAGAAAAGTACATTAGCAAAGTCACTAGGGAAGGAGTGGTTCTCTGAGACATTTAACTTTTCTATGCTGCACGGGGGGAACGGCGTTCGGGCGCAAGAACAGGTGCGTGGTGTTTGGATTATCGAAATTCCAGAGATGTCAGGGCTTAACAGAGCTGAGGTTGAGGCAGCAAAAAGCTTTATTACGACGACTGTGGATCGATATCGGGTGACGCGAGGGGAACACCAGTCCTCATTCAAAAGGCAGTGCGTATTTATAGGGTCGTCAAATAATGAAGAATTCTTATCGAGCCAAACGGGTAACAGAAGGTTTTGGCCTGTTGTCGTATTCGTAAATACGCCAAAGAAGACTATTGCGGGTGAGTTTCTTGACCCATATGAAGTTGACCAAATTTGGGCAGAAGCTTTTGTGCTACATAAAACGGAGCTGCTGTATCTAACCCCGGAGTTGGAGGCCTTAGCGCGCGAAACTCAATCTGACCATACTGTTTCGGATGAGCGTCAAGGACTAATTCACAGATTTTTAGAAATGAGGTTACCGGACGATTGGGATTCTATGGAGCCTGTCCAGCGTAAAATATATTTCGAATATGGGGATGCGTCAAAACCAGGGCTCGCCAAGAGAAACCGGGTTTGCGCCGCTGAAATATGGGTGGAAGCCCTTGGGGGGTCAATAAAAGACATGTCCTCCCAGAACACCCGATTCATACATAACATAATGCGAAAGATGACGGGATGGAAACCGTATAAATCCAAGACTGTATTTAAAGTTTACGGTAATCAAAAAGGGTATTATCGCACGGGTTCTGAAAATCCAGTGCGCGGAGCCGTGAGCGAAATAGGGGCAGACGGGGCGACTAGGGTAGCCTTCGGCAGTTTTTAAAAATTCGTAATTAGTTGAAAATCAGTCTATTGGTAAATTTTAACTACTTATACTGCCGTTAATTATATAATAACATAATATTTAAATAGGGGTAGGTTATCTATATCAAGTATAAATAACTGTTGCCTATGGAGAAAATATGTCAATATGGAAATTAACGGCAGGTAGCGCGTAACGGTAGTAGCCGCTTTATTTATTAGCAGGTTGAGAAATCAATTTTAGGTAAATTAAGGGCACAACTATAATACTTTTTGAATTAGACTAATTGATTTTTTACGGCTATCAGAAATATCGGCATCATTTGGAACATATCCACCGCGATTAGATCCCGGATTGCAACTTTACATTTTCACTTAATTCTAGATCCCCTCAATAATGAAGAAAGAACAAATCAAGAATCTATTTTTAGGTCAAAGAGTTTGGGTTATCAATAAGCAGCTTCCTGGGACAATTTTTGCCGTACACGATCTGTATGGCTCTCCAAAGGTGGACATCATGTTGGATCCCCATAGAATTTTCAAAAACGGTAAGCGTATGTATCTTGCGTCACCTGGAAACCTTAATGTCTCACCTTACATTGAAGGGCAGACTATCCGGGTAGACGATAGACGTGTCGGCTTGATCACTGAAATTAGGCCGTCTGTAAACGGTCGATTTTGGTACACAACGCGGCCTTGCGAGGGAGCTAGTGATGATGATGAAATTCGAACATACCCTAGCCATGAATGCAATATCGAGGCTGTAACAAAGCCAGTTTTCAATATTACGGTAAGGCCTCTTATCAATTTCCCACCATCTACCCCCGATTGGGAATCAAAATTAATTCGTAAAACTGGAGGGAGACCGGAAGGGTCTATCTCGAACCATTTGCTGATTCTTCAAAACGATTCAAAGTTGGCCGGCAAAATAGCTTTTAACCGACTGACGCATTGCGAGGATGTTATCGGTGAACTTCCATGGAAACGGGACCTGTATTCCATGGCTTGGAACGATACGGACAGAGCATGTCTGCGGCATTACCTCGGAGTCAAATACAAGATATCAAGTCGAGGATTGGAAATCGCTTTCTCTGTCTCTATGCAGCAGTATGCATTTCATCCAGTGAAGGATGCTATTCGATTCGAACCGATTTAAAAAAGAAACGGGAGCCTCGAAGCTCCCGTTTCTCGTTACTTTCCGTTTCAAAACTTCACACCAAGCTGCTCAAAACACTCCTTGATGATGTGCAAAAGCACCTCTTCACTTGGCAAGCCTTCAACCTGTGGCCCCGCCGCGACGGCCGATTTCGGCACAGGTGTTACTTTACGGATGCTGGCCGGGTCTCCCTCGTAAGTGAAATCGCGCGACTCATGCGCCGGCAGTTCTCTAAAAGTGGGGGTTTTATACTTCGTTGCCGCGTATTGTCTGAGCTCACTTGTATTTTCAAATGCTTGACACACAACTTTTACCTTGTTTTCGAAGGAGTGGAAAATTACAATTATCGTAGGAGACTCATACGATAAAATAGCCTCATAGACTGGCAGCGTAGCAATTTTACTATTGTCCGAAGGCAATTCTTCAAGTTCCGGCCAATACTTCCGAACAACCTGGATTGCTAGTTCAATAAATTCATTCATTGTTTAGGGGATTTTTTGATTTTTGGGGCAACAGTAGATTTTACTTTAGTCAATCGGGGCTTTTCGGCGCCTTCTGCTTGCTCGGGAATAGCCTTTATCCGGGACTCCACGGATTGTAGATGTTTGAGGTCCGGAAATTTCTCAGGGGCTTTATCCGCTTCCTTCAAAGAAGGTTGAACTTCTGCACCTTTTATAAACAACTCGTGCATGGCCATGATGGATTTGGCCAGTTGAGATCGATATTCAGGGTCAGCTTTTATTCTGTTTCTCGTAATTATGCCTGAGGCCTCGGTATTTACAAGTTTGTCGATAAGCTTCTTTTGCGCATTGAGTAACATTTCTTGATAATCATTTTGCAATTCGTAGGACCTGACCTCTTGAGCTACCATTTTGTTATCCAGAACCTTTCTCCAGATGACTGCGCCCGACCAGCAGATATCGTTTATTAGCTTATATGCCATTTTCCCAATTCCAAGAACTTTTACCACTAGCCATACAGACCCCGGCTCGCCTCTAAGTATCTGAATTGTGCCGTCGATCTGAGGGTGGCGCAGTGGAACAGTGAAAGCTATTTTAAACGCGCCCGTGTATTTTTCAAGATCTTGAAATCCGTTGCCATCAGGCAGCCGTATCCGCAAGCTATCTTCGTCAAGGGGAGGAAAGGTTCTAGATATGAAGTTGCTTACAGCAACGAGAGATTCTCGCAATTCGATTGACCTGGTTAAAATGTACTTCATAGTCTCAGAATCGACCCCCGATAGGTCGGAGTTAGGATAACTATGAAGAAATAGTGAAAAGTCGCCAATTGTTTTTGACTCGATTCCAAGTCGACGAAGTTCTTCCAAGATAATTCGATATCTGTAAAGGCCTGTGACCTCCGAAGGGTTATCCTCGTTGTTGAATTTTAATGGGTTTGTTATTGCTTCTTTCAGCAATGATTGTATTTCGTCAAGATTCATGGATAGTAAGAGAAGTCGAGGTTGTAGCTGGTGACAAAAATGTTGTACTATTTGCAGAAATAGAAATAGATATTGTTTATTAGATGTTATTTTTAATAACTAATATCTATATTTGAGCTTCTTGTAGTGGTCTCGCTGTTTGCAGAATAATTGATTGGCCTGTACCACCCATCACTTCATCAACAACTAAATTAAACATGGTGCCAAGCCAGCGAAGAGCTCGCAGGTCGAAGTCGGAACTCATCGATACGGTTCAATTCGATCGCTCCCCAAGGAATTCAGATGTGGCCCGGATTGTGAATCTGAAGCCCGGCATGCGGATGCTGATCGAGGTCGAAGCCTTGACTGTTGATGATCGAGGGTGCGTCGCCGGAAATCTTTGCATTATTGACGGCCCCAATCATCAGTCGTTTCCTGATCTCCTTTTACAAATCCATGAAGTCAGGTTCAAGTCATGAGCGATTACGTTGCCAGGCTGACAAATGATGAGGAATCGTTGCGCAGAGCAGCCGAACGAGCGTCGGAAAGTATGGTCGAATTTGTACAGGCTGCCGAAGCATTTGCAAAAGCGACCATAGACACACATCGCAAGCTTGCTGAGGAGTATTGTCGAGCTATCGGGAGGTTGCTTGTTTTATCAGTTTATGATCGAATTATCTGGACTTATCCCCCGAACCGCGGTAGAGGTCCGAAAAATACGCGATTGCAGAGAGTGGCGAGACAGGGTGCGGCCGCAGCAGCTACTCGACTTTCCATACTGTCAGATTTGCGAAGAAAAAGATGGGTCGTTGATAGAGGCTGTTCAGGTCGACCACATTGTGCCGCTGGAAGTGGGTGGCGCGCCGTTCGACCCAGAAAACCTGCAAAGCCTCTGTAAGCGCTGTCATGTAATTAAGAGCGCTGAGGAGGCGAGGCAGCGAGGAAAACGGATCAGTATGGGCGCCCCGGATATGAAAGGGTAAGCAGGTTGACAATTGGCAGCTGCTAAGGCCCTGCATTACTAGCGATTACTGCCCCAGGTCATTAACCATATTATTCGACCGATGTAATCGAGGAGCAGGTAAAGGGAAACGAAAGCAAAGATAGCAGGTAACCGATTCCAAAATCTTTGACCATTACTTCGCTTCTGACCAGGTATTAAGGCAATGAAATAATCAATACCTAACGCCATCAAAAAGCCAAGGGCGATCACTGAAAGCAAGTGTATAAAATTGTTGGCAACTATGTCAAAAAAGCCATCGTCTTTGTCAAGCGGAAACCGTAGGTGCACGAAGTTTTCAAGAATAAGATTGAATATCATTAAAAAGACTGTGATCAGCCAAAGCTCACTTTTTTTCATTGCGAAGGTTACGGTTACATATGCAAAGTAAACATTAACAATCATTCATCAACAAGCATAATCATGAGCTTAAAACCGGAAGACGTATACAATGCGGTCAAGCATTACAAGGAGGCTGATTTCAAAACAGAAGAAGAGCGCATTCACAACCTAATGACCGCTGCCGACCTCTGCTTGAAAGAACGAGTGCAAGTACCAGCCAGTTTGGTGCAGGAGTTGGCCGATGGGCTTTGGTCGCGGACAAGCATGAGATTTCACCCAATGAGGGTATGTCAGTGCGGCCAGGAAAAGGATTTGGATTGCCATGCAACAGCTGAGCAGGCTGTGGAGGACCCCAAAGAATACGTTGATCAAGTAATCAAAGAGTCAATCGATTGTTCGACAGCCGAGGGTAAGCAGATGCTCCATGTGGAGATCACCGTTAGCAGAGAGGGTAACGATATAGTGCGCGAGGCCAAGGTGAACGGTAAGGTTCGATGGAGTGAGAGGGTGTGGATCAACGCATGGGTTAGGGACAACAGGCCACGTCAGTTCATGGATGAGGTAGAGCAGTTCTTCAACCCGAAGGATCGAATTTAGGTCGATTTTTGAGGCTTGTAGTAGGAGTACTACGGGGGAGGGGTCAAAAGTCTGAAAAGGTCTTTTTGACAACCGCCCTTGCCCCCAAACATATACCGTGTCAAAATTGGAGCAAAATTCCCCGACAGAAAGATGGATTTGTCTCGTGAATCGACCGCCGACCTTGAAAAGGAGCTGGCAAAAAGGAAAGATAGAAATTCCGGACGCTGCCCGAGATGTGGAGGTAAGTGGTCGGCTTACATGGGATGCAGCCGATCTTGGCGAGAGGAATTGCATTGCTTTGGTTGCCGCCGGCCGGTAGAAAATTGTACATGCTGACTAACACTTACTAATGGCAGGAAGAAAACCGAAAGCAACCGACACGCTCCGGGCGCAAGGAACATACCGAAAGGACCGGCATAAGGATCGAATCGACCCCAATAAAGCTTTGTCGCCGTCACCGGTTGACTGGCTGACCGACGAAGAAAAAGAAGTTTGGGCCCAATGGCACGAGTACCTTCAACGAAATGATATTCTGAAAGAAACCGATGAGGTCGCGTTTGGAATGTTGTGCAAGATTTTTGTCAGGGTTCAAAAGCTATCCAAAACACTCCCAGGGCCAACCAAGTTTGTGATCAATCACAAATCTGACTCGGGCGCCAGTGTGAAGAAGCGGAATCCGCTGTACGACGTTCTTTCAGATAGTGAAAATAAGCTGCTGAAATTACTGACAGAATTCGGCATGACGCCAGTCAGTCGGGCACGTGTGAAGTCGGCGATCAAAGAAAAGAAAAACCCTATCGGCGCTTTAAGGAACAGACTCAATGGAGAAGAAGATTAACCCGATATCGAAGGCATTTGATTACGTTCGGGGGGTAGAGTCGGGTGAAATTTCGCTCGGGCTTGTTGCCAAATTATCCGTCAAGCGGTTTCAAAATGACCTGGAACGCGGAGCGGATCGCGGACTTGTGTTTGATGAAAACGCGGCCCAGGTCGCACTGGATTTTTTTGAATGTCTGTGCTTTACCAAGGGGAAGTGGAAAGGCAAACCCTTTTCATTGGAGCCGTGGCAGGCCTTCATTGTGGCAAACGTGTTCGGGTGGAAGGATGTAGTCACCGGCAATCGCAGGTTCACAGAGATTTATATCGAGGTTCCGAAGAAGAACGGGAAAACTGAGCTTGCGGCCGGTATCGGGCTTTACATGCTAGTGCTTGATGAGGAGAATACGCCGGAAGTCTATGCCGCAGCTTACACCAGGGACCAGGCCGGAATCTGTTTCAAGGCGGCCAAGTCAATGGCCCGGCAGTCGGAATACATCCGTAACGAGCTGGATATTTTCGCGAATAGCATTTATTGCGATTACAATGAAGGTTCCATGCTGGCTGTTTCCCATGACGCAAACAATACCGAGGGAAAGCACTCCAGCTGTGTGATTTTCGATGAATACCACGTTCACAAGACCGACGATGTGAAGACCTCCCTTCGTTCTGGGATGGCCGCCAGGGAGCAGCCGATTTTCTTCACCATCACCACGGCCGGCGCGAATAGGCAACTTCCTTGTTACAGTTACCGAACTGAATGTATTGTTGTGTTGGAGGACCATTATGAGCGCGATAATCTTTTTGCGATGATCTTCAACCTCGACGAGGGCGATAGCTGGGAGGATCCGGAAATGTGGGCGAAAGCGAACCCCAATTATGGGGTATCAGTTCGACCAAAATTCCTTGAAGATGAATTCAAAAAGGCAAAAAAGAACGGTCGGGAAGAGGTGGAGTTCAAGACGAAACACCTAAATATGTGGGTGGATTCGGCGGTTACTTGGATTCCGTCGGAAACCTGGAAGAAACTTGCCAAACCAGATTTTGCTCCGGAGGAAGGAGCAGTTTGTTATGCCGGCCTTGATTTGGGGTACGCCAGGGATATCGCGTCATTCGCATTATACTTCCCAGATTACGATTTTCTTGCTGTAAAGCATTACTGTTCAGAGCATGCAGCTGAATACGCTTCCCGGCCAGCAAATATCAACTATCTCGATTGGGTAAAAGCTGGTTACCTAATCGCCACACCTGGTATGACTACCAATTACGAGTATATTTTTAACGATATCGTTGAGGCCGCCAGCACTTTCGATTTCCGCTTTCTTGGATACGACCCTTTTTCTGCGCAGATGCTCAAACAAAAATTAGAAGCGGAGCTAGGAACTACATATGCGGCCGTTCAGAAAGAAGATGGGTCAATTAACTATGACTACCACAACAAGGTTCAGGCGTTTCGACAAGGATTTATCTCAATGGGCCCGGCGACTAAGCTTTTTGAAGAAACAGTACTCAATGAAAAGCTCTTCCATGACGGCAACCCAATTACGGCATGGATGCTAGGGAACGTTGCACTGGCGACTGACGCAGCTGGAAACATCAAGCCGGTAAAAGATAAGAGCAACGGTAAGATTGACGGGATCGTGGCCAGCATAATGGCTCTCGGTGAATATTCAATTTGGCATTTAACAACTGACACTTACGCAAATAGTAAGACTTATGGCATCTATTGAAAAAGAAATACAACAAGGCGACCTCCAAATCACGAAAGACGGCTTTTTCCGGCTTTATGACGGATATAAAAGCAAAGGAATGAGTATGCAGGCAGCTTACCTTAAAGTCTCCGCGCTCTGCGAAAATTTGGGCATAAAAAGCTATTATTCATCCTTTTTATCCTTCAAATACGCGTTTTACACCTCGAAGTAAAAAATACCGGTTATTGGCAATTACTTTTTTGATTACCGAGACTTTCGCCATGCGTAAATTCGGGGAAACTTGAAAACAATTGGCAAAGTGGTATTCGAAACTGTTCGGCAGGCGCACACTTGTGCCCGAACCGGCCATTACGATTGAGTCAATCGCTGAGCAACGCTCGCAATTGGCGTCAACGATGGACGATGCTGACGTATTTTTAAAAAAGCTGGGCCTTGATTCCTTGCGAGTGCATGTTACCGCGACTAACGCGATGGGCATAGCCACCTTTTACGGGTGTGTGAAATTCATCAGTAATCAAATTTCGAGCCTGCCGTATAATGTATACCGTTCGAATGGTAAACACGGAGCAAAAAAACAATACGATCATCCGTTAAATTATGTCTTAGAGACTCGATTTAACAAAAATATGGGACCGCTAGTGGCTCGTAGATCGATGCTCTTGAACTGCCTGGTTCATGGGTGGTCAGTTTCTGAGATAAAGCGGGACAATAACCGCCGGACCATTGAAATTATACCGTATCCATGTAGCGAGGTGTATATTTTGCACGATCGGACTTCCGATAGCTACTTTTTTGAGATTCCGCACTTGAACAAGCGCCTTTCTCAGGATGACGTAGTTTTCTTGAAAGATTTGGATTTTGACGGTGCAAAAGGCACTTCAATTATAAGCTGGCAATCTCGGACCATCGAGATTGACCTCACTACCAGGCAGCATGCGCAGCAGTTTTTTGCGAATCGCACGTTCATGGGCGGCTTTTTGGAGCACCCCGCAATAGCGAATGTAAAGGATGAGACGGCGGCGAAAGAAATCAAGGATCGAGTGAATGACGCGCTGTTGGAAGATGGATTAGCGATACTCCCGCCCAACGTAAAGTATCATTCAATGGGCATGTCGCCCAACGATTCCCGCCTGTTGGAAATTTTCAATATGTCATCAAAAGACATTGCGAAAATCTGGAATCTCAGTCTTGCAATGATTGGAGATACCGAGGTACAAAGCTCGTGGGGTACAGGCGTCGAGGCGATGTATATCATTCTCACCAACTCGGTACTGATACCAATTGCAAGGCAGATCGAGGAAGAAATTAACTATAAGTGTTTTCGGACGGATGAATTGCGGGGAGGATTTTATACCAGCCACAATTTCAAAGGTCTGCTTCGTGGAGACTTCAAAACGCAGTCGGAGCATTTGTACCGGATGGTAACGGGAGGAATTTACATGCCTGACGAGGGACGTGCATACGACGATAAGGGCCCATTGCCGAAGGGAACAGGTGCGAGGGCGTACATGAACGGTTCTATGACTCCGCTCGATCTTATCGACGAGGTCAAATTACAAAAATCTAAAAACTCGAAGAAAAATGGAGCTGCTGACGGACGCGAGCTTTCTTCCTCAGGATCTGAGCGAAGTGAGGGCGATGCAGAATGAAGATGGGTCGTGGAAGATTCCGGGAAGGGCGATTGTTTTCAATCAGCGTTCCAGAAAACTCGGATGGTTTTACGAGATAATCGACTCGCGGGCACTTGAAGGTGCCCGTATGGAGAACGCCATCTCTTGCTGGAACCACAACACAAGCCACATTCTCGGCACCGTCCGGAACCAAACGACGAGCTACACGATAACCGCCGAGGGGTTGGATTACGAGACGCTTCCGCCCAACAACCAGACCACGAACGATATCGTCATTTCGCCCATTCTGCGCCGGGACGTTACGGGGAGCTCTTTCATGTTCCATGTTCCCCGAAAAGGTGAAGAGTGGGTAGAGGAAGAAGGTGGCATTTATGTTCGATACGTCACAAAAATCGATGAGGTATTCGAGTGGGGCCCCGTTTCGATGGCCGCGTACCTGAATTCATCCTCAGAAGTGGCTAAAAGGTCATTTGACGAGTTTATACAGCTCAAAAAACTACAAGAAATCTCTTATCGCAGCCAGTTTGTAAAAATGCAACGGCAGCTTTTACGATAATTTTCATTTCATCAACAAACTATAAAATGGCTAAGAAAACGCTTAAAGAATTGCTGGATGAGCGCGCAGTTAAGGCTGAGGCCGCTGATACAGCTTCCAAGGTCGGTGATGCCGAAAACCGGAACCTCACCTCTGAGGAGTTTAAAACATTCAACGACCTGATGGGAGAAATTCGGGCGTTGGATGCGCAAATTGATCAGGCAAGAGCGATCGAATCGTTCCAGGCTGGCCGTGCACAGGGTTTCCCAGGCGGAGGCGAAGATGGCAACCGTGACACATCGAAAGGTGATCAACGTAATCTCGCAGGCTTTAACCTGAACCGCGCCCTTTTGGCTAAACTCGAACAGCGCGCATTGGATGGCGTTGAGGCCGAAGTAGCAAAAATGGGTGAGCAGCGCGCAATCGACGCTGGACTCGAACTTACTGGTAACAGTATCGTCGTTCTTGACTCCGTTTTCGAGAAACGCGGCCAAACTGTCACAGGACAAACCACAAATCCGGGGGATCAAGGCGGGCTCCTCGTTGAAAAGGATTTGCAGGGTCTTCTTGGTTTGATCCAGGCTGATACGTTCCTTGATAAGGTCGGCGCGTGGTTCATGACCGGACTGAAAGGCGATATCGTTTTCCCTGTTCAGGAAACTGCCCCTACCATTCAGGAGTTGACCGAGATCGAACAGATGAATGATTCTGAAATCTTGTTCAGCTCATTCGAGATGAAGCCGACTCGTCGCGGTACCACTGTGCCAATTTCACGTCAAACGTTGCTTCAAACCTCGTTTGATATGCAGAACATCGTGTTAACGGCGATTTCTGAGGCACTTGCGCAGAAAATGAACGCAGAAGCAATTGCAACCCTTTTGACCATCATCACTTCGGGCAATGGGAACCTGTTGGCACTCGGAACAAATGGCGCGGTGCCTACCTACAACGACGTTGTGGCACTGGAAGGGCTTATTGACAGCTTCAACCACAACAAAGGTGTTCCGAAGTATTTGACGAACACAAAGGTGAGGTCAAAACTGAAAACCACTCAGGTTTTCACAGGCACCAACGGCGCACCGGTATGGAGCCCAGATAACGTGCTGAATGGCCACGATGCAGTAGTCTCCAACATCGTTCCTTCGAACTTGACCAAAGGAACTGCCAACAACGCTTCCGCGATCATCTTCGGAAACTTCCGCGATTTCCGCGTGGGCATGTGGGGTGGTACCGAGTTTATCATCGACCCGTACACTCAGAAAAAGAAGGCTCAGATCGAAGTTACTGCCAACGCATTCTGGGCGATGAAAGCGGTTCGCAACAAGTCGTTTGCGGGTATCAAAGACGCCCTGACAGCCTAATCGGCAACTGTAATATTGTATAACCGGGCTGGCAACGGCCCACTTCCATAAAACAATGGCAGAACAAACAAAAGCCACAGCGGACGCTAAGGCGGCCGAGGCTACAACAGAGTACCAAGGCAAAACCAAGCAGGTTGAGATCATCAAATTTCACCCCCTCGTCGCTCACGAGGTAGGAGATCAGCCTATTCTTACCGAAGAAAAGGCCAATGAATTGATCGAGAAAAAATACGCGAAAGCTCTCAAATGAACACCTATCCGGTATTAAAAACGAAGTACACGTCTTCGCCTGTCACAGTTGAACAGGCGAAGAACTGGCTTCGTCTTGACATTCCGGATTTCACCGAGGACGATTCTAAAATTCAGGATCTGATCAACGCGGCGGTGAGCTACGTGGAGAAGGAATGCAATTTATCTCTGGGCGTTTCCACTTACGAGTGGTACACCGATTGCCTTCCCTGCAAGTTTGCTGATACGTGCAACGTAACCAGCATTTTTAGTATCGAACAGGAAATTGACGATGATTTTGTATCGATCGCCGATACAGAATACAAGCGAATTCCGACCAGTGAAACTACCTCGCGAATCAGGTGGAAATCTTCATTCAAGGCCACAGGGAGCTTCTTTCGGACAACTTTCACTGCTGGCTACGACGAAGGGAAAATACCACACAGACTGTTACAAGCAGTCCGGGCTCTGATTGCTGAATGGTATGACGACCCGGGCGACTATGTGCGCGAGAAAAAGACAATGGCCGACAGGCTGCTTCAACCTTACGTGATAGCTTATGCGGGATAGAAGAGAAAGACGTCGGGGCCTGGGCAGGTACGACAGGCGCGTGCAGCTGATCCGGCCGGTTACCGTTCAAAATGAATACTACGAAACAGGCACGGGCGAGCAGGTTATCTACGACAAATATCCGGCTCACAAACTTGAAAAGGCAACCGCTCAGGATAACGAAAAAGTCAGCCAACGCGTGATTTCGACTCTGTCCGTGGATTGGGACCTGCGTTTCATTCCATCGCTCATCCGGAGTCAAGAGCAGACGATCAATAACACTTGGATCCTTAAAGACCTAACCGATAACCGGACCTACAAAGTTGTAGCACCGGCATCAGAAATCGGCCGGGGCGATGGAATCCTTATCAAAACCGAGCTGGTAGAATGATCAAGATTGATGCCAACGACCTATTAAAACTCGCTGATGGCCTGGGAGCTTACAAAAGCATTATGCCCAAGTCAGTGGCCAGCTCCGCATTGCGGAAATCGGTTCGGCCAATGTACAATTCTGCTCAGAGGCTTGCGCCGAAAGGCCGTGTGGTTTCTCGTGAAGGCTGGGGTAAGAACAAGGGGCCGGATTATGCTCGGGGAGGAATGACCCGCCGCGACGTGAGGATCAAAATGGTGCCGCCTGTTGCAGACGAATCGGCCCGCGCAGTTGTCGGCGTTTCGAAGAAGAAAGGGAAGGTAGGATGGAGGACGCATTTCATTACCGAAGGCTTTACAGATCGGGGAGGCCGGTTTCATAGAGGCAAGAGTTTCCTTGATGACGCCTTCGAATTTACCATTGGTATAGTGAGGGACAACTTCAATCGGGAAGTGCTACTATCATTCCAAAAATGGGCAAGGAGGAATCTAATAAAAGGTAGATACTGATGATTACAAAAGCATTTTTGGACTTGCTTCACACCACACCAGAAGTATCTCAATTGGTAGATGGACGCATCCAGCCGAATTTCATTAAAAAGGGTACTGCCTTACCGGCAGTGTATGTGCTTTCTGACCGAATGGAAAAACAGGGATGTTACGATTCGCAAGGTACGCACACCGGTATTTTGGAAATAGGTATCCACGCTGAAACCTACGAAGAAGCGCAGGATGTCGTCGACGCGATACGAAATACACTGGATGAATTCAGCGGTACAGTGAGCAATGTCGGTATAGTGATCATGAACGGCCAGGTGCTAGGAGATAACTCGGACGAAGACACCGAGGTGCACATTAAAGTAGTCGAATACGAGGCGATAGCCGAACCCAAATAGCAATCATCAACAAACAATAATAAATCATGCCAACAGCAAGAACCGTATCCACCGTCCGGGGTAACGAGACAACCATGGCGGTAGACAAAGCCGATGACGACAATTTTGTAGTTATCAAATGCGCTACGGACATCAATATGTCCAGCGAACTCGAACAGCTGGAAGCGAACTGCTACGGCGGCAACGAAATTTTGATTTCCGGTAACGACCCGATCCCTGCATTTACGCTGAACGGAATTGTGAAAGAATATCCCACCGCTGAAAAAGCTGCAAACGTTTCCGGAAACGATCTGGAAGACTGGCACCTTTCAAAGGAGCCCAAAGAATTCAAATATGCTCGCGGCATGACAGGTGACCGCGTTCGAAGTTTCACCGGGTTTGTCTCGGCGTATGGTGAGGCAGGTACAGCAAACGGGCTGCAGACTTACAGTGCCACCATTTCGGCGATGAAAAAGATCACCATTACGCCTTCGGAGTAGTCAATAACTCATTTCATCAACAATGAAGCGAGGTTCAGAAATGGACCTCGCTTAAACTAAATCGTTATGTCAAAGAAATTAACTACAAAGGTTCAACCAGAGCCGGAGAAACTGGATGTCATCAAGGCACCCACAAAATTTAATATTGAGCTGGGAGGCAAATTATTCACAGTCTTTTTCGGCACCCTAACGTTTCTACGCATCAAAGAGGAGCGTCCCGAACTCCCTTCAAGCTTCGATTTGCTTGAATCGATAGACCCAATCGAGGCAATTCCATTCCTTATTCATTGTGGAGTGAGGCCAGAAGACCGCGCATGGAATAGTTACGAAGAGCTCCTCGAATTGTATGATGAGTGCGAAGATACCGAGGCAGTTGCAAAAGTGTTGCCGGGTTATTTGGCCGGTTCCGGTTCAGTGCTAAAAAAGTTAACCCCCGCACTCGCCGCAGTCGAGGCACTAAGCGAAAAAGGGACGAAGTAAAATTTGATCCTGATGACTGGTACAGGGGTGCTGGACTGATGGGCCTTGCCCCGTCAGAGCTGGAAGTTATAACCCCGTACCAGTTTTCCCTGCTGCGGGAGGGATTCAACCAGCGTCAAAAAATCGAGACTGACAGGGCGAAATACATCGCCTATTGGGTGTATAAAATGGCCGGTAAGGTCGTGGAAAATCCGGTTTCAGTGGAGCAATTCATAAATCCAAACACCGACGGTGCTTCGCTGGATTTGGAAAAATACATCGAGGAGAGATTTACGCCCGAGGCGATGGAACAATACGACAGACTATTCAATCCAAAGAAATATGCAACCTAGCGTAGGAGCAACAAACATACGGGTTGGCTCGTCAATTCAGGGATTGCTTGACGGTATGAAGCGCGCGTCTGCGGCGGTTCGTTCCACGGTTTTCGAGGTCAACAATAAGCTCACCGATAGCTACAAACGAGCCGCAAAGGAGCAGGCCGCCTTTAGAGGCGGTTTGTCAAAACTAAGCAGTGACCTGACCGACATTAGCAAGAAAATAGCTATCGTTGGCGGGCTGCCTGCTCTTTTTGCTGCCGGTAAAGCGTTCAAGGATTACGCCGAGCTTCAGAAGCTTCAACGAGGGCTCGAACGTTACGGGGAGTCAATGCAGAATGTCCGGGAGCTGGCGAAATTGCCAAACATTGGGATTTTTGATGGTGCGAAAGCTCTGATCGGCATGAAGGCTATGAAGCTTAACAGTGACCTGGCTACCCGGTCGCTCAAAGCCTTCGCCAATGCCATCACAGACGCGGGCGGCTCCGCCGTCGACCTGGAACCGGCATTGATCAACCTAAATCAGTTTGTTCGTGGCCGCCACATCAACCAGGTCGATCTTCGGCAGCTGGCTACCCGTATGCCTCAGACTTATGACGCAATGGAGGCCGCTTTCGGGACGCAGGACGTTGAAAAACTGAATGCGAAAATGAAGAGCATTGGGGTTACTGCGTTCATCGACAAGTTTGTTACCGAGCTTGAAAAGATTCCTTTTGCCGGCGGCGGGGCCGCCAACTCTTTGGAGCAGCTTAGCGATGCCACTACGTTCGCATCGGCGGCATTGGGCGAAGGCGCCGATAAGGCATTCGATATTACGGGTAAAATCTCCGGGCTTACCGGTATTATTGACAACCTCACTTCGAACTTTCAGGCACTTACTCCGGAAGCTCAGAAGTCCATTTTTGCAGTCGGAGCACTCGCCGTTGGGATTCCTGCACTTGTGGGTACGGTCGGCGGGCTGATAAAGCTACTTCCTTTACTTGCAACCGGCTTCGGCGCGATATCGGCTCCAATCACGGCTACCATCGCAGTTGTTGGCGTGGCTGCTGCCGCGATCATTACCAATTGGGATTCAGTTAAAAAGTTTCTGACGGATTCTACCTGGTGGACAACGCTCACCGGCCTTGGAAGCTCAGCCCTCGGCATACTGATGGAGTCTTTCAAAGTCGTTCTTAACCTGATTCAGGGCGACTGGGGCAACATGTGGAAGGCGCTTGTAAACGTTGGCAAGAATGCCGCTAACGCGATCGTGGATACGATTGGCGGCATAGCAAAAGGCGCGCTCGGTCTGTTCGGCACCTTCAACGAAGCATTAGGCTTCAATGCCATTGGCCAGGGTGCAAGCTCGGCTGTAAAATACATCGACGGACTAACTCAGAAATTCCGCTTTGATGTCCCTGATTCGTTTGCGGTAGCCGGTAAGGCAATCGACGGAGTCAAAGGAGCAATGAGTAAGCTCGGCGGGGAGTCTGCGGCGCTGGCTCCGGCCGCCGGGGATGCTGCCGAGTACTATGAGAAAATGTCCGAGTCTGCTTTCAAAATCTGGCAGATCGATCTGGCTGGCAAGTGGGCTGAGGAGCGCGAAGCGTTAAAGGGAAAAATCAAATCCTACAAGGAGTTGATTGGCGTGACTGCCGCATTGAACGTGGAAAGTCAAAAGCTAATCAACAACTCTAAGTTGCAATTGCCTCAGAAAGCGACGGGAAACGATTGGCTTGATAAGCTTTCTGCCGGTGCTAGCCCTCAGTCGGCAGCTCAGGCAAAGGCATCCGGCGCGGCATTGATGGATTCCAGGCTAAAAGCCACTCAGGAAGCGATATCAAAATCAGCGGCAAAGTACCTCGGAGAGAGCAACCTTCAATTCGATGCGGCCTTTGATTTGAATTCAATGTTCGGATCGGTTTTTGACCTCGATTCGGCAAAAGAATATTTCAGGGGCTCTGCGAAGACAGCCAATGAGTCACTCGCTCAATATGCTGATCGCATTAAAACAATTCTTGACGTTACGGTCCAATTCAAGGATACATTCGGGTCGGCGTTCAATTTGGCTGATGCGAAAAGCTTTTTCACTCAGCTCCCAAAATTGGCCCAGCAATCTGGTGAAAAATATAAGGAAAAAGTTCGAGGAATTGCTCGAACCACCGCTGAGATGAACCAGGCTATCACCGCGGCAGTCAGGGGCGGAGCGGTTGAAGCGTTTACTACTTTGGGAGAAAAGTTAGGAGACAGCATGAGCGGTCTGTCGGGGATTGGGGATATGATGTACTCAGTAATTGGCAACTTGTTGGTTAATATAGGAAAGGCGCTAGTTACCTACAATACAGTAATACAGGGATTGAAGGTGGCAATAAAATCAATGAACGGGTACGTCGCTCTTGCAGCTGGTGTACTTGCGATTGCGGCCGGAACTGTGCTAAAAAATAAGGTCAGTAAAATGGGCGAGTCAACTCGATTCGCAAAAGGTGGTTTTGCTTATGGCGAGATGAGTGCGATAGTAGGCGACAATCCCAACGCCCGGCATGACCCTGAAATGATCGCACCTTACAGCAAGGTCGATAAATCCATTGAAAAAAGCATCAAAATGCATGGTGGCGGCAGCGGAGGCAGCAATGTCATAATACCAGAAGTCAGACTTCGCGGCGAGGATCTCTATGTCGCTTTTAAACGAGTGGAAAAAAGGAATAAGGCAATTTTCGGAGGATAATGGGACTTAAATATTTCACCCAATATCGGGATTCTTTTGGGGATACAAGGGAGGTTAAGCTTTACAAAGACGGATTCGACGGTGATCCCGTCGAGTGGATCAGTGAGCGCGGCGCGGTTCGGTTTACAAGGGGAGAGTCAGATGGATTCTTCCCTGATCAGCCTATCATTGCATCCCAGGCGCAAATAGGACTGATCTTAAAGGAGCGGTACGACCTAACCGAATTTGTAACGAACCGGAAGACCTTCTACGTTGAAATTGTCGACACTGTATTTACTCGCGTTATATGGAGTGGATGGATTGAGCCCTGGGATGCAAGGCATGACTACCAGAAGCCGCCTTACGTAATTAATCTTACGGCAAGCTGCGGCTTGGCTCACCTATCCAAAAAGAAGTACGTAAACCCCAACAGTACTTTCAAGAAAACCGGATTGCAGATCATTCAGGACTGCTTAGGTGTGATCGGTCGAGAAGAATTGCCGATCCGGGTTTCCACTCACATGTACGAGAACGGCTTCACAGGAGACAGCAGATTAGGGCTTACCTCCTTTGAGGAGAATACATTCAGGTACTATGATGACAATGGTGAATCTCTTTACTGTGATGTGATAGTAAACAACCTGTTGAACCATTTCAATGCCGAAATCACTCAGTGGAATAACATGTGGGTGATCCGTTCCATTATCGATAATGCTACGGGTTTTGACACTTCTTACCTGGACATTTCCCCGTCGCCTCACCCTATTGCGTGGCCTGGCACCTTCTCGGTTAATGGCACCATCTCAAAATCCCTTGATGGCGGCCAGATCAGGATTTTACCGCCAATCAATAAGTACCGGACCGAGATTGATTTCGGCCAGCAAAAGCCCTTCTTCGAGAATGGGAACATGCTGCTGTGGAACGAAAACGGGCTGATTGGATGGGATTTCACCCACATGACCAAAGGCAATCCAGGCTGGGAGCAATTTGCCATTGGAGGAGAAGGGAGCCGTTCTGTATTGAAAATAAACGGGAAGTCGCCACAGCCTTACAGGAAAAAAAAGAAGAAGAAGTTCGGTCAAATTCTGGTCCCGATTTTAACCGGGATGATTGGCGCGAACCTGAAAAACACCTATTATGACGTTGAGCCTTCCCAATACATCGAAAGTCCTGGCGGCTCTATATCAAAGGCCGACAAGAGCGTAACCATAACGTTTGACTACGAAACGGAAGCGTTTTCTTCTGATATCCTGATCTCGATTCGAATTCCCATAACAAGGAACAATCAGATTGTAAACTTTTGGGTAGACCCGTCTTCAAGTCCTGCCCTTGCTGGTGCTGATAAATCTACTGCGAGTGCTTCGGAGGCATTTTGTTTGATCCGGATACCGCCCGTAGATATGGGAAAGCTGACTGACAAAGGAACAATTGATGTTTCAGGGAATCCTAATTATCCGGCTGCGAACTGGTCCCCGGGATCAAAGAATACCGATTGGACGTGGACAGTTACTGGCGTTCCGGCTGGCGAGTATCGACGAATTGGCGGGGTTAATGGGGTATTGGTTGAAAACGGTGATCTTGTGGTTGCCCGCGTTGCCAATCTTGGCGGTACGCAGGAGCAGGTAGGTAGTTATTGGGAGATTATCGGGATTCGGAATAACGTCAAAAAGGGGACTTTCTCACTGGCGGTCTCCCTTAATACGACCTTTATTACCCGGCCTGGACAAGACTTCCCGGCAGATAAAGTGTACGTCCGGTTTTACAAAATGGCCGACGACGAAGGTAAGCCCGGAGACTGGTACAAAGTGTACAACCTCAATGGCAAGCTGGAAGGCTTTGTAGCTTCGGAAGAGTCTGCAAGGTACGCAACGACTTTGGAGCGAGGGGATGTGACAGACGAGGAGGCAGATACTATCAACCTGATAAGTGGCGACTTCACTCCGTGGTACGTAGGAACGTGGACGCGCCCGGGTAGCAACGACGGTACTTCGTCGTGGAGGCGTCGCCCACCCTTGAATGAGTCACTCTCGGTTTACAGGGCGATGATGAAGGACCGGCTATGCATGACTACCAAGCCGCTGACGGTTTTTGAAGGAAAAATATTCCTGCTGCCGGGCGACGTTTATGTCCACTATCTGCACAGGCTATATTTCGAAGATCAGGACAAAACTTTCCGTATTGTCCGCTTCGAATACGATGACTCGCAAAAGGAGGCGCAGGTTACTGCGGTGGAAATCCTCTATGAGGAAATTCCCGATTCCGAGCTCAAACAGGATTCGTACATTCCCGGTTCGAGACAATTGAACACCGTTCCCGGTCAAGGCGATGGAATTTATCCGAGCAAACAGGATAGTACCAATGGCAGATTGAATGCCGAGGATATGCCGCTGACCGAAGAGGAGCTATTCGAGCAAATCGAAGCGACGGCGCGACTCGATGCCCTTTTCGAAGGCATTGCGCCGCTGACTTACGTGGCTGCGGTTGAAAGCGAAGATTCAGTGGATTTGAAAGACTTCCTTTCCGAAACGTTCATTACAAACAATGAGAACCAGGAAGAAGAAGATTATTTCGATATCACAACCCTGGTCCTGAAACTGGACTATGCACCGGCGTGGTTTTCGTCAGTCGAGGACGATGCTTTGGTAATTACGGCCACTGCGCTCGCTCCAAAGTCAGGAAGGTTTTACATTGATTTTACCGCGACAGATCCGGAGAGCGATTTCACAATTCCTATCCGCGTGCCGGTCCTGGTCGAGGAGAATGAAGATTACGTTGAAAGCTGGCCGCCTGAGTTCGAAGCGTTCCCTGTGCTCAATTTCGTGCTGAAAAAGGAGACGGTTACCGGCTTTAATTTCCGGGATTACATGCCCGATGGCCACAAGCTTTTGCAGTACCGATTTTTCTCCGTTCCGGAATGGGTTTCGGCCCGTAGCGTGGTGAACGATGACTTCTCAATCACTGGCACGCCGCCTATCATTGAGAAGCGGACAATCACGGTGGAGATATGGGACGGCATTGCCGAGCACCGGCCATACACTGACGAGATTTTGTTGCAGGTAATCGAGGCGACCGAGATCACTGGAAAGCTGATCGGTTCAACTGATGGCGACGCAGTCACCGGCGATTTGCCTGGCGCATTTGAAGTGCCGGATTTGTGGGACGTGCAATTGACGGTATCCGGCCTGCATGACAAAATTGCAATCAAGGTGACCGGGGGAGGTGATCTTGGGGACGAGATCAACTTCGAAAATACGCTGACACTGCCTGACCCCGTAGAGGCAGGCACATACCGTCCGTTCATTGAAACCGGCGGTGTGGAAGGAATTGTCGGTCAGTATTTGATCGAGGTCGTTGTTTCCCTGGGAGAAAACGAAACGGCGCAAGCATTCGACCTGACGCTTTACGACGATGAGTACCTGGCTGAAATGCGGAAGCACCTTACAAAAGGAACTGATCAGGTCGGCGAGATCATGCCAGACGGCGCGACCTCATTCGTGTATCCGGGCGCAGTGAATGCCAGAGCCGAAATTCACGATATCGATTTCGACGAGGTTTATATCTCGCTCGAAAAAGAAGGTGAGGTAATCGGCGAACAGCACCTTACCGATGTTGATCCGCTATTGAGCTGGTGGTTTTACGCGCTCGAAGAAGATACAGAGTTGGAGCCTGGCGTATATACCTTTCCGGTACGTTTATTAAAGGAGGGCGAGGATGTTTTTAAGCGGACGGATAAATTCACGATCGAGAGCAAGGACGCCGAGCCGAAACCGCTCCTTTCGCTGGGTACATTCGCGCCGGGAACTACCAATGTCGCGATAATTGCGGAGAGTATCCCGTTGAAGGGAGCAGAATACGACCTCGTTCCTTGGACGCTTGTTTTTAACGGCTTCGGGCCCGATGTGGAATGCGTTACGGGTGAATGGGAATTGGATTTTCTGCGTGGCGGATCGTTCGCCGAGGTGGACCTGGAACAGTTTACGGGATATCCTTCAAAGTTTGCTTATACGTCAGGGAAAACCCTTATATTTGGCAACAAATCATCTTTGAAAATCGGGGATATTCACCAGGCACCTTCCCGCGTGCTGGCGAAGTTCGTTGGCCGTGACGCTGACGGAAAAATCGTTGGTATCGCGCAGGCGGATTTTAGCTTTCGCGTCGCACTCGATCCGGAAGATTATAGCGACTTTGCTTACTTTGAGGATGATATTACTACCGGAACAGGTATTTTAATTGATCCGAACATGCCCAGGGAGGGACGGAAGTACTTGCTTCCTCCTAATGGTAAGACATTCAGTGTTCGAAGGAAATCTTTCGATGGAATGTCCTTTGAATATGTCTCGGTTCTTATGGGTAGACTAGTATCTGGCGTATGGGAGGATTACAATAATTACATCTACTTCCCTGAGCCGACTACCGGGTTTGACAACTTCGAAACGATACGGACGGAATGGGAGATTTCGGGAGGCAGGCCGATTATAAAAAGTTCAGTTCAACCTGTCTACATAGATATTCCAGGCGAGTACAAAGTTATCATGTATATCAACGTCGATGGCATCAACTATGGCTGGCAGACGAACTTCGAAATTGTCGAAGATGTTGAGCCGCCAATCAAAGACTGTTGCGCATGCGATTGTGAGGGTGAAGGTTCCGAGCAGATAGAGTTTCCGTTTAGCTCGCCCGCCGAAGAATGGATTGTTACACACAACCTAAACCGGAAGCCCGACCCGCTGATTTTGATCGACGGTAAAAAGGTTCTCTCTGACGTGCAGTACCTGGACAATGATGTATTCAAAGTGATTCATTCAAAGCCGCAAACCGGCTCGGTTATAATTATTTCATAATCAACAAACTGAAATGGAAGTACACAATAATCTTGACCTATTACAGAACCAGATTATCAATGTGGTTCTGCACGCGCTGGCTGTGCCGCCAAGCGCCCCGGTAGACGGTCAGTTGTACTACAATACTGGTACCAAGATCATCTACCAATACGATAGCGTAGCGGCGGCGTGGAAACCTCTCGGCGCGGGCAATGTTATTGGCGGCGACGGTTTGGATGAAAGCACGACCGGCGGAGTAACAACCTTGTCGGTAAAAACCGATGGCGTGACCGTTGAGGTCGTTGCTGACGTTGTGAGGGTGAAGGATGGAGGTATTTCTGCCGCCAAGCTCGCTACGGACTCGGTTACGGCAATCAAGATCCTGAACGGCGCGGTGAGCTTTGCGAAGATGCAAAACATCAACGCAATGACGGTAATCGGCCGGACTGCCGCCGGTGCTGGTGTGGCTTCCGAGATCACCCTGATCAACGACAACACGCTCGCTACCGCAACGGGAACCAACATTGCAACGGCCGGAGCGGTCAAAGCCTACATTGATGGACTTGTTGGCGGTATTGGTAGCCTGGTTGGTGCGTTCAACGCCAACACGAGCACGAACTTCCCAGGGAGTGCGGCAATCAAGAAAGGCGCTTACTGGTATGTTTCCGTAGCGGGCACTGTCCAGGGGCAGGTTTTCAATGTAGGTGACGTGCTGATCGCCAACAAGGATAACCCGTCGACCACTTCGGCAGCTGACTGGATTTTCCTTGAAACTAACCGCGATCAGGCCACCGCGACCGTCCTCGGTCTGGTAATGCTTGCGACCAATGCTGAAGTGCAGGCTGGAACGGATGCGAACAAGGTTGTAACACCTGCTTCGCTCAGCTCCCGTACCGCGACTGAGGTGCGCACCGGTTTGATTGAGATCGCCACACAGGCAGAAACCAACACTGGCACCGACGATACCCGTGCGGTCACGCCTCTGAAAATGGCAACCTACGTCGCGTCCCAAATATCGGGCGGGGCTTTCGCGGCAACGATCGGCGACGGAACGGCCACAGCCTTTACGGTAACCCACAACCTGAATTCACTAGATGTAATGGTGGAGGTACGCAAAGTATCCGACAACTCTGCTGTCGTTGTCGACAACCGGGCGTCGACGGTCAACGCTGTGATCGTGACTTTCGCCAAAGCTCCGGCCAATGCCTCTTTCCGTGTGATCATTAAAAAGTAACCAATGGATTTTCTCAGCGCCGCATATTTCGACGATGCCATTACAGCCGCCTCCAAGATCAGAGGGGCGACTGCCTATGCATTGCTTGCTGTTGGACTTGCGAACTCTGCTTATTCAAACGCTGCGATAGAGGCATACACGCCGCCGGGTCTTTACGCCACTGGCGCGCGGCCTGGATACGGGTTTCACGCTGGAGGCGTGTTTGGGACTTACCTGTATGCCAACAACGCATCGGATCTTAGGCTGAGGACAGACACCGGGCTTGATTTTACGCTTTGGCATTCCGGCAATGCGCGCAGTGATTCGCAGAACGATACGCGTTATTCTCAGATCGGCCATACGCATGCAATCTCAGACGTGACCGGCTTACAGGCCGCGCTCGATGCAAAAACGGGCGGGACCGGCACACCTGGCCGCTATCCAAAGTATGCGACGAGCTCAACGTTTACCGACGGCATGCTCAGCGAGTCAGGGATAAATGTTATCGCTAATGGCGGCGTGATTGTTTCTGATACGCCATTTAATTCCAGTCTGAGAGGTTTTGGACTTTGGGCGTCCGGCGTGATACGCTGGGGGCTTGGTAAAGCGGGCAATGAAACCGGATCGGATGCCGGATCGGACTTCACGCTATGGAGTTACAGCGACGGCGGGACATATCTTAGAGAGCCGCTTCGAATCTCACGCGCTACGGGCAATGCGACATTCTCCGGCACCATCTCCGCGAGTGGTGGTAATTCGGGCAACTGGAATACTGCCTTTTCGTGGGGCAATCACTCCGGCCTTTACGTACCGGTAGCTCGGACCGTATCAGCTGGCACCGGTCTCACTGGAGGCGGAGCGCTGTCGGCGAATATTTCGTTGGCATTTGATACCACGTATAGCGATGGACGGTATGCGGCCTTGGCTCATACGCACGCAATTGCTGATGTTACAGGCCTGCAAGTTGCGCTCGACGGCAAAAACTCGGGAACGGGAACCGTAAACCAGGTTCCTCTTTTCATCGGCGCAAATACATTCGGGGACAGTATTATGTCCCAGTCGACCGGCAATATCTATGTCGCTGGCCAGCTGTTTAGCAATACTCCGGTCAATACAAATGTAAGGGGCTTCAACTTTCAATCAGGTGGGGCGAATAGATGGGCCGTAGGTAAAGCAGGGAGCGAGACAGGCTCGAATGCCGGTTCTGATTATGTGTGGTGGAGGTATAACGATGCGGGAGCGTATTTAGGCGAAGCTTTTCGCATGTCACGAGCCACGGGCAACGCTACTTTCTCGGGGACGGTCACAGTGTCCGGGGGCAATTCAACCAACTGGAACACGGCCTTTTCATGGGGAAACCACGCGTCGGCGGGTTATGTACCAACGTCTCGCACCATCACAATCAACGGAACAACCCTTGACCTTTCGGCGAATAGGTCGTGGACAATTTCGGGTGGAGGTATTCCCGGCAGCCTTTCGGACAAATATGTTCCGAGATATGATTCTGCGTCGAGCTCATTTGTGAACAGCTCGATCGAGGAAACAGCTACTTCGGTAGATATTAAGAAATCGACAACCATTAACAAAAATGGCAGTTTCTACTATTTAGGGGTTGGTGGGTCGTTGAATACATTTGGAATAAGTTTTTACAATACCGCAGGAACAAATGCATTTTCGTTCGGCCGATACAACGACGAATTCAGTTTCACAACTGTCAATGGAACTACCGTTTATGAAATAAAATCGGACAATCTTTTCACGTTCGTTAACCCAAACGGACTTCAACCTTTCAAGGTTAACAGCTCAACATTAATTCCCAATCTGAATGCCGATATGGTGGACGGGTTGCATGCAAGTAGTTTTGCCCTTGCGTCTTCGCTATCCAGTTATGTTCCAACAGCCCGGACGATTACGATCAACGGCACGACTTTCGACCTGAGCGCGAACAGATCATGGACGATTTCAGGAGGAATAGGCGGAGGTGGCACCACTGGCAAAATACCTGTTTTTACAGCGGGCACGACAATTGGCGATAGTATTCTGTCCGTCAGTGGCGTGAATGTGACTGCGGCCGGTCAATTCCAAAGCGATGCCGCGCCCGCCGCTGGCCCTCGTGGGTTTTATCTTTCAAATGCCAACGTAGCCCGTTGGTCGATCGGCAAATTCGGTTCGGAAACTGGCTCGGATGCAGGTAGTGATCTGGTTTTCATGCGCTACAATGACGGGGGCTCTTTACTTGGAACAGCAATGTCGATTTCCAGGGCTAATGGTAACGTGACGCTTTCAGGAGGCATTTCCGTTTCTGGCGGCAACTCTGGGCAGTGGAATACAGCATACAACTGGGGGAATCATGCGAGCGCTGGATATGCTTCAAATTCTTCGCTATCTAATTATGTGCCCACTTCGCGAACGATCACTATTAATGGGACCACTTACGACCTTTCGGCGAATAGATCCTGGACGATTTCCGGTGGAGGATCAAGCACGCTTGCTGGACTGTCCGACGTCTTCATTTCGGGACCGTCTGACTATCAGCCGCTGATCTATGTTTCCGGCGCGTGGAGAAACTTTTCGATGGGGTGGGTTACCGGAAGCGGGTCAAACGCAAGAATGGCCAAATGGAACGGCGGCAGCAGCATAACCTCGTCAGAAATTTGGGAGATATCTAATTCGGTGCTCATTGGCTCAAACGGCAATCGCCGCGATCTGCTGGTAGTAGAAGGGTCTCTTGTCCCCCAGCAAATGAGCCAATCACAACGGTTAAGTTACAGCCCTGGGTATATCGGGGCGATAGTTTATCAAACCGATGGCACAGCTGGCCTATATGTCGCCAAAGACAATGGCTCCGGAGGCCACACATGGGTTTACGTAGGATAATCAATTTTTCATCAATAAACTAAATCAATTCAAAATGGAAACCAGCTACAAAAATGCTTTCAGGTTCGTCGATGTTGCACAGGCCTTGCTTAAAGATGAATCAGAGGAGGACACCAAGTTTGTTGCCGCGCTCAACTCTGTCATTGAACAGATTAATGATCAGCGTGAGGAATACGGCAAAAAGGTGGTAAAAATCCAGCGTAAGCACGCTGCCGAGGACAAATTCGGATGCATTCTTCGTGATGACCGTGGCAACTACCGATTCAAAAAAGATCAGGAAGAGGCAATGGAGGCGAAAATTGACGAGCTGTTCAATCATGAGTCCGGCATCGAATTCGATCCGGAGTATGTGGATGAGGAGTCGCTTCCATCCGACTTGCCAAAACACGCCCGCAAATGGCTCGTTGGGTTCGTCATCGCTCCTGCCGAGGTCGAACAAACACCTGCGGAGAAACTATTGAATTCACTACCAACAACTAAAAACAGACAAAGCAATGGCGAGTAAAAGCATTTCAGCGCTGGCGGAAACGCCTGCTGCTCCGCAGTTCGAATTCGATTATGCGAGCATCAACTTTTCAATCGCAGGCCGCGAGGTCAGCACCGGTGAGCCGAAGGCCTTTAATTTCAACGACTCGGCAAGTCTTAATTTCAACGACGAAACGGAGCTGAACAAAACGCTGAACGATAAAGGATTTTTACTTGAAGTGGTTCCGATCCTTGTTCAGAGGGCCTTGCAATCTTACGATTCAGAGAACGAGAAGGCAAAGCAGCTCAAACAGGCGCTCGGCGCACTGCTTCAATAGTACTACTTCATTTCATCAACAACTAAAAAACCTATTTCATGAAAAAGCTGCTTTTGGCGGTACTCCTGGCATGTTGCCAGGCAGTATCCGCGCAAATCAAGATCGATCTTCCGGAGGCGATCGCGGATAAGTCGTTTGTCAACGGTCAGATCAAGGCCGCAAAGTCGGAGCTGAAAGCGTATGCGGACAGCTTATTTAAAGCGAAGGGCGGCGACGGCGGCACGCAGAATCCGCCGAACGGGCTTGCCGATTGTAAGCGCGGGCCGATACCGAGTGATGTTTACGGCATAACAACCACCAGCGCGACCGTTCTTTGGGATGGCGAGGATGTTTTCGGGTGGGATTATTCGATTTACAAAGGCACTGAACGGGTAGCTTTGGGATCGGTAAAGCCAACCGGCAACCGGGAACCCATTACCTACGCGGGACTATCGCCGGGAGAATACAAATTCACAATGCAGGGCAACACCTGCAAAAGCGAAGCAAAGAGTATAACCTTCACCGTTCCAAAGCCAACAGGCGATAACGGGACCGGCGGCGATGGTGGTAACTCGGGCCCGCCTCCTGTAACCAAAGGCAAGCGCAGCATAATCATGAATTTGACCGGGGATGGATTCGATTTGAATTCGCCTACGGGAATTACGAAAGATTGGTTGCCGCGAATTGAGGCCTTCCTGAACATGAGCTATAACGGCAAATCGTTCAAGGGAATCGATGGAATCCGCGTGAATATGAAGTGGCACGACTACGAGCCCAAAGAAGGAACGTTCCGCGACGATAAGCTTCTCGACATTATCAACTACTGTAAGCAGCGAGGGCTGAGGTTATGCATTGCGATCATCCCCTGGCGTGTAATTGGTGACGAGTATTTAGCCCGCTCTGAAATGTTGGAGCATTTGCCAGATCCTAATTATGGACCAGTGCAGGATTTAGTATGGCATGACAAAGATGAAACGCCGGTTACCGATAAAACCTATTTGCCAAGCTTTAACAGCGCCATTGGTAGGCAGAAATTCAAAAATGCCGTTCGGCACCTTGCTGAGTTCATGGCAAAATACCCTGAGAATGTTGACTACATTTCGACCGCGACTTCACCGGGAGAGGAGTATGAAACAGTCATTGTGCGTCGGGCAAACAATCAGCTGCTTCTCACTGGCTACGGGCAAATCGACCTGGATGCATGGCGTAATTACTCTGGGGGAATGCCGGTGCCTTATCCAGCGCAAAATAACGAAGAATATATTTCTTACCTGTTCAGCTCGGAAGTTGGCAAAAAGTGGTACGAGTTCCGGACAAAGGGGCTAAAAGACTTTCACGCGGCATTCGTTCAGGGTGTTCGCGAGGGTGGGAAAGGCAAAGTACGGAGCATGGGCATGTATGCTGGTGTTGGCGCTCCGTCTGCGACATGGACCGGATTATACAAGCTGAATGACATTTTTAGCGCTGGCACCTTGGATCAACCGGACATTATCTATTCCAGCGAAGGCGACGCGGGTACACAGGTCAGTAAAGTGATGGCGACTGATTTGAACATTGGTACGTTCCCGGGTGCCAGATACGCGATAGAGTTTGATCCGGACGATGTTTCGTGGTTGCAAAATCGCGACCCTTCTCCGACCATTGATCTGAACTGGCGTATCCTGGACGATTGGGGGCGATCTTTTTTTGTGCGCGGCGGCGAGATCATACACTTTGCGATGGCATTCTACGAGCCAAAAATCAATCAGCTGGCGGAGGGCGTATGGAACCTTCGCAAAGATTTTATTGAGTCCGATGCTGGCATGGTCGGCGTTGCGCAGGGAGACCATTTTACGTTTCCAATCACTCACTACAACGGTGTTCAGGAGTACAGGGGAATGTATACATCCAGAGGCGGCGGAGGCAAAAAGCAGGTAAAAATCATTGTCAAATGAAAGACGCGCATTGGAAAATCGTCGCCGGTTTGCTGCTAGTTATTTTGGCATTATCAATCATCCTGTGGTGCCGAGGATTCCGGGAGCCGACGCCAAATCCGGATGCACCGAGCTTCGTCGATTCTATACGAGAAAGCCAGCGCCGCGCCGATCAACTCGCCGATACAGTAAACAAATATCATCCGGAATATGAAAACGAACTTGAAGGGTATCGCAAAAGTGCTGTTCCTGATTCCGTCGATCCTGATCGGGCTGAGCGCAACGAGCTGGGCGCAAGAATCGATTCGGCAGCCCGCGCGGACAACCTACGAAAGCGCGCTCCTCGATAGTGCGTATCGATACGAGAAATTGAAACTGGCATTCATTCCATTGAAAACCTCCTATGATTCCCAAAGCGAAGAAATTAAAGAGCTACGAACAAACGTGCGTTTGCAAAACCTGCAAGCTGCGGTGCAGAAACAAAGTTTTGAAGCCGCGATCCGCAAGGCGAACGAAGAAAGTGGATTTTGGCGAGGGTTCAAATGGGGATTTGGTACCGGTTTCGGAACAGGATTGTTAACAGGGCTACGAGCCCGTAAATAGCATTTACATGAAATTACTTGAAAAGATGGATGTGGTTTCCAGCGTGCTCGCTACTTCATGGATGACCATTAAGGGGATATTCACAAACCCTATCCTTTTGTTGCTTTCCTCCTCGACGGTGGGGGTGATCCAGGTATTCACTTACCGAAAGGATCTTACCGTTAAGCTCGTTGCTGCCGTGGGCATTTGCTTCATTTTAATGACATTCCTCGGACTGGTCAAACACTATGCGGCCGGTGAATGGAAGGCTGAAATTTTCCTAAAAAAAACCGTTGAGCAGTTTATCGTCATGGTAGCCGTGATTCTCCTCGGCTATGTAGCTTCACTGGTCGTAGGCGTTGTTTTTAGCGTTGTCACGCAGGCAGAGCCGGAAGCATCACCGATACCGAGCGTTTCGCTGTATTTCATTTTCGCAGGATATGCCGTGATGGTGGCCTACTACTTCGTGAAGTGCTGCGACCTGATCGAGCAGATCATACCTAACCTGGTTCCGAAATGGTTCAGCGCGCCTTTCCGGAAGTTCCGCGAAACCGGCAACATGAAAGATATGCTCACTTTTCAAGATGAGGAAAGGGAGGTGATGCCGTGAAAACACAAGCTCAACTAATCGCCAAATTCGGCGATCCATATAATGAACGGCTCCGCTTCGAAAACAAGTGGATGAAGGTTTGGATCGTACCGGTCGATATCCGCGAGGCTATCCCGGCGATGCCCGCGAAAATATACCTGAACAAGCTTATGGAGGCTCCGCTCGACAAAGCCCTGCGGAGGTTGATTTCGTTAGGTTTACACGTAGAAATCAAAACGTGGGATGGATGCTTTAATATTCGCAAGAAACGCGGCAGTAGCGGAATATCAGCGCACGCATGGGGTATTGCGGTCGACATGAATGCGGCAACCAATCCGTTCAAAGGAAAGGTAACGTGGTCCGCAAAATTTTTGCAGGTATGGCGGGATATTGGGTGGATCTGCGGTGCTGACTGGTCCGCCGCCTCAAAGGACGGAATGCATTTTCAGTGGGAAGCGTCTTGATGGGAATCGGCGATCCAGATGATATCAGAACTTGGGAAAGGAAAAAAGTAAAGGCATTTACGAAGGGTTAAAGCAACAATACAGCCTGACGAAACCGCCGACCAAGTTGGATAAGATAGATTTTACAATTTATAATCAAAAAATATGTACAACTTTTGGTTATAAATTATGTATTCTCGACTTTTTTTTGTACCTTGCAAACAATAAACCGCTCGGAGGAAGGCCGAACGGTTTATGAACTAATATATCTGATTATTTTAAAACAAAAATTAAAAATGCTACAATTGAATTTAGAGTACGAAGGTACGGAGAATTCCGGACTTTCGCAAGCCCAACGCTCCCCTCAGGAGCAATTTGAGGAAATTTTTTCGGAGGAGATTCCGGTCATCGCAGAAATTTTCCGTAACGCTTTCGATGCCGCAATGCGCGATTTGGCAAGGAATTCTAATCACTATCAGACTCCGACGTCAAAGGCGAATCGCACTATCGAATACATCCGAGGTATGCTTTTTGATGCGTTTCCCGCTTTAATGGGTACCAGAGGGTCTAGGTTCTATCTTGAAAAGGGTGGATATCGCATTTACTTTAAGAAGTTGAATAGGGATTTGCGGCCAATGAACAATCCAACGATGAGTTCAAACCAAATTCTGAACCAGACTTCTTTATTTCCTGAATTTCGACTTTCCGAAGTTTTTATTGGTTATCAATTAAACCGAGCGAAGGACGAAATTACAGGGATTTTTGCTGTTTATTTTGTGCAGGGCAGTCACGCGTGGGTTTCCAGGCTCGATACGATTCCAGGCTCCAACACGGTACCGGTTTCAAACGCTCAAAACGCTCCGGTCGACGAAGACGATCTTGTCGTCAGGCCGCGTTCCAGACCGGATGAGTCCAGTGCTGCTATGTAATTAATCTTCGGGGAGGAACCTTCCTCCTTCCCTTTTTACACTCTCACTTTCTTATGAGCAACTACAATTTCAGACTGCTTCCAGTTGCGCGTGAAGCGCGAAGCTTCACTCAGGAACAGCTGGTTGAACGAATTCCGAACCTTACTCAGGGCAACTACTCTAAAATGGAAAAAGGGTTGCTGCAACCAACGCCAGATACACTTTCGAACATCGCTAACGCTTTAAACTTCCCAATCGAATTCTTTTTTCACAATCGGTCGTTTTACAATCAGACCGAATATTACTACCGAAAACGATCAACAATGCCTCGAAAGCACCAGATAAAACTGGAAGCAACTTTCGATATTTCCAGGATTTGGATCGAAGAACTTCTGTCCTCTGTTGAAATACCAGAATTCAGACTACCGCCTATAAAAGTACGGGAAGATAACTCCCCCGAGGATATTGCCAGAAAAGTAAGAACCTTCCTGAATGTGCCGAGAGGCCCAATAGATAAGTTGGTGAGTCTCATGGAGAAAAGTGGAATTATAGTTTTCTTTTTAAATGATGCTCCCGAAAAGTTTGATGGAACCACGATCGTGACTTCGTCAGGACAGAACATCATTGTGATCAACAGTTGTTTCCCAAATGACAGGAAGCGATTTACGATTGCCCATGAGTTTTTTCATATCATTGCTCATATGCCGCACGGCCCGCTAGCAGATGATGACCGGGACCCCGAGGACGAAGCCAATCGATTTGCATCAGAATTTTTGATGCCAGAATTAGATATTCGTCGGGAGTTGATCAATTTCAAGTTCAGTATGCTGGGGGATCTTAAATTACGGTGGATGATGTCTAAGGCTGCGATATTGAAGAGGGCGCATACGCTAAAATTTATTGATTCAAATAAGTATAAAAACTTTATGATTGAATTGAGCAGGAGTGGTGAGCGAAAGACTGAAAATCTTCGAGTACCATTGGATGAGCCGAGGATTTTGAAGATGATCGTCGACACCTACACTTCTCATTTGGGATATACATTGGAAGACCTATGCAAATCCATTGCAATTTCAGAATCTGATTTAAATCATTTAATATTAGGTAAGCCGATAAACCATATGAGAATAGTCCTGTAATGATAATTTCGATTCACCGATGGCCTCAAATGAGGCCATTTTTCTTTCGAAATAATGGTAAATGTTACCACTAAATTAATGGATACCAGTACTTGACATTTCTTTCGATGAACCAGATGGATCAACCGTAGCATACGATTGCGGCCCCGGTGGCCATCAGGCTGCGATTGAGGCAGGCAGGTTTGTCGCCGGCAAGTTTGGTAGCTGCGTACACTTTCTGGCAAGAAGGAAAGCCGAATTTGTCTGGCCCGTAGTCGACTTTTCTCAGGATTTCAGCTTCACCGTATGGGCAAAAACTGAAATGCAGGCAAAGGGACAGCACCCGACGCATAAGAGATTCGAACTCTTGTCTCCTCGGTCCGGCCGAGGCTCTTACCTATTCCGTGGGACTACCCATCCATGACGAATGCGCCGGTGTGCTGGTGCAAAATTAATTAAACTTTGTAGCTTTGTACACGCGCCAGTTCCATCACTGGTATGTGTAGGATACGTGTAGCAAATGACCTGCTATACGCAGAAAGCCAGGGTTCTATGACTCCTGGCTTTCTTGTTTTTGAGGAATCAGTGCGCTCAAATACTTCTGCGTCTGTTCATATTCGAACGAACCGAGGTATTGCTCAGTGGTTTTCAAACTTGAATGTCCCAGGCCCTGCGAAATGAACGCCAGTGGTACCTGCGCCCGGGCTAGGGTAGTGGCATAACTGTGCCGCGCCTCGTAGGTCCGTATTTTGGCCTGAATCCCAAGCTCTTTAAGAATGAGGACGAGCATACGGTTCACACGCATGGTCAGATTATAAATCGCCAAGTGAATCTGCTTTTCATCCATCTGCTGATTCAGCTCGGGAAAAACGAAATCGTTCTGGTCGTTGCTGGGCAAAGCCCATTTATTGATAATGGCAGTTGCTTCCGGCAATATGGAAAGAGTTATCCCTGCGCCTGCATTCGCCTTGCTAGTCCGCGTCTTCCTGCGTACAAACGAAATTTGCCGCTGGGTCAAATCTACATTTCTCCATCTCAACCGTGCTAGGTCGGCCATGTTCATTCCACCGCAAAAGTATGAGAATTTCCAGATGTCCAGCGCGTAGTTTCGCCTTGGAAACTTCCCGCTATAAGCCATCAGCGCAGTGAGTGTTTCGGTGGGGAGTGCTTTTTTTGTATTGTTTCCTCGCGGGGGCCGATAGCCGCCGTTGCCAAATGGGTAGTCATCCCGGTCGATAATCTTGGCCTTGATGGCCTCGTTGACCATTTTCTTAATGGCATTCATGTAGAAAACAACCGTTGTCGGGCCAACCGGGCGACGTGCTTTCGATTTAGCATGAAATCCTCCGTTGGTCACCAGGTACTTCTCGTATTTTTTTAGAAAATCCCTTGTTACAATGCCAAAAGGCACTTTCGGTTGGGTTTTATTGCTTATCCCGGTTTCCGTGACAAACCTTTCAACGCTGTTTGCCGCGGATCTGTAGATCGTGGCTCTGGTGAAGTTGTCTTCGCTTGTGAGCGTGTTGAATTCGTTACGGAGGGCTATGATGAGGTCATTTGCGAATACCACTTCGGTTTGCTGCTCAGAGAACAACAATGCTTGAAACTCTTCGAATGAAAATCGGTGCTCAATCTTGGAAATGATCTTTTGGGCTTTCAGTAGCCAGGTTTCCTTTTTATCTTCGCTCGCCTCATCAACATATTCGCGACCGTAGACCTTGTTCCATAGATTTCGAAGGGTCTCATCGCGCACCTTGCCAGTGAGCCCGGCTTTGTTTTTGGTGAGGAAGTCTTGTTGCTTCTCATCGAGGATTATTCCGGTAGCATACTGTTTTTGCTGGGCATTGTGATAGACCGACAGCTTGACGGAGGCAAAGCCGTCTTTCATTCGGCGCTTATCGAAGAACAT